AACGATGTGATAATACTGGGATATTGTTTAATTTTACAGATGGTGGAAATCAACCACCATCTGTTGAGGTAGTTCGAAAATTATACGGAGAAGAAAAATATATTCAAATGCAAATGAGACGTAATAAAACATTTTATGAAAATCATTTTGTTAAAAATTTTGAAAATATTGCAAGGGTTCAAGAATTATTAAATCAAAATTTTTTAATTAAAGAAGTCGCAGAAATTTTAGGGTTTGATAGAAATACCATTTCTCGCTGGATTAAATTGTATGATTTGAATTACGACGACACCAAAAAGAAGGTTTTGGAAATTGAAAGATTGGTGTCTTTTCGCGAATCTAATAGTAAAAAAGTTCAAAAAACAGCAAAAAAATATTTAGTATTATGTCCTGATGGAGATGAAGTTTGGGTATCGAAATTGGTCAATTTCTGCAAAGATAATCAATTAGATTATAGAGGATTGAGGAATACATTCAATAAACGTAAAAAGAACGGAACCCGATGTGCGTATAAGGGGTATTCTATAATAAATGTTATAGACCCCTGATTGGATATCACCAATCGCGACAACTTTCGTAATTTGCAGTTCCAGCCTTGGCACTTGAACATTTATGCCTTGCACGGAATGATTTTTTTCTCTTGGTATTGCCACTCTTACCAGTCACACGAACACCTGCTTGTCCCCAGTGTATTCTCTTATAAGAACCATCGGGTTGACGAGCACACTTGGTCCACTTTTTACCTTTTCTGTCACTACTGGCCTTTTTGGTTGGCCCTGTGCATTTGTTGGATTTCTTTTCCATGATCTCAATTAGATCAATATCAAATTCGTCTTGATCAAATTCCAGCGATTCCAAAATTGATGATGCTACTTTATCAAAATTCATAACTTTATTTACCATTTAGGCTAAATAATTTGCATGGGAAAGCTATTTGATGAAATTTTTGAAAGCGTTGTGGGTCGTTATGAGGCGGGTGGTTATTTACCCGGTGATCTTGTAAAGTTCAGATCCAACTACAAGACATGCGCTGCTTATAAAGCAATGCCAACTGATATGCAACGAGAAGTTGATGATTTAGCCAACTGCAAGCTCAATATATCAGTTATCCAAGTTGGTGATAAGTTATCAGGCAACAGTGCTGGCAACCAATTCAAAACCGCTGACAATGCAGTTATCACAATCGCCGCTGATCAGGGTGGTGGTAGAACTTATGGCAGAGTTACAGTTTCTCCTGAAATGATTGACCGAATTCAGATGGATAATATCAATCATCCTCCGGTTCCAGATGAATGGAAGCGCAAAGACAACATCAACATCAAGCCAAAACCAGTTGAAGATTTCAGCAACGCCGATAATCGCAAAACGGATAAAGGAAATGGTAAAAATACCCCAACCGATCTTAAATTAGCAGGTGAAAGCACCGTCATAAGAAAAGATATGGATAACCTTGCTGCGATATATGAACAGACAGTTCAATAATATTATGAAAACCGAAATTGAAGAATTATCAGACATATACGAGGAATCTGTGTTGGAAGAAGGATTACTCAGAAGAGTAGGGAATAAAATAGTCGGGAGTCTTTCCAGATCCTCTCTCAAAGATACAAACAAAAAGCATGAATTTGCAAAATCTGTTGCATATGATGTTGGAAAAGATATATCCAAAGTGTTTGGGGGAGATTTAAACACTCATACTCAAAATATATACAGCATGATTTTAAATTATACAAAAACACTATAATAATAACTAAATAATCTCATGAGTAAATTTACTAAACTTGACACCATGCTTATTTCAGAAGCATATTCATCACAACTACTAATGGAATCTGCACCAAACATGACAATTGAAGAAATTCAAAGCAGATTACCAAACATGACAATTGCAGAAGCTCAAGTAATTGAAGAATTATTTGGAAAAATGGGTCAAAAACTTGGAAGAATTGGCTCAGGTATCGCCAATGTCGGTGGGGCTGCTGCAAAAGGACTAAAAGCAGCAGGCCAATCCGCTGTGGGTGCTATTGATAAAGGTATTCAATCTGCTGTTGATGTAGGCAAGGGTGTTGCAGGAGCCGCTTCAAATGTTGCACAAAATGTTAGTAACATGTATAGAGCAGGAGCTAATGAAAAGGAAGCCGCGCAGGCAATCGAACAGGCTCAAGCTTCAGTTGAAGAACTCGTCAATCTGATCAATTCTGCAAAATCCAAATATGGTCCCGGAAGTGCTTTTAATAAGTATTTTTCAGACGATCCTATGAAGATGACTCTGAACACCATTGCAAATCAATTGAACATGGCATCACAAACCGCGCAAGATGTGAATGCGGATGTCAAGGACAGAGGATTCTTCGGCGGAACAAAAGCAGCATACAGCGCTGGCAAGCAAGGTGCAGGTGCTCCACAAGGAGTTCCAGTCGTTCCTTAATCCACAACATTCTCAAGGGCGAGGAGACAGGCAAATGCATTGATCTCCTTGTCCATGACAATCGAACTTTTAAACAGGCTATCTGCTATCTGCAAGATAGCCTGTTTCTTTTGAATCTCATCAAAATCTACATTGTAGATGTAGTTCAATAGACCACTAAGCAACTGCTCGTAATCATTATCAAACAGAGCATCATTTTCAATGAGATACTTTCTAGTTTGTAATGATGATTTGTTTTGTATGCCAGCCCAAATGTAAGAATATAGATCTTCTGAGCTTGTTTTTACACCAATGTTCAGGGTTCCTGACACTGAATGCTTTTGAAGCTCATTGATGCACTTTCTCAAGTCTGGAAAGAAACCCTTAACTAATCTTACAACCTCTTTATTCTGCTCTGGGGGAACAACAACACCTTCATTGTTCAGAATATACAGACATCTCTTTACAGCACCTTTAAGAGTCGGCTTGACATCGACGCTTTGACATCTGGATTGCAATGCATCCATGATTTTGTGTCGATAATTGGCTGTTAGAATGAATCTCGCAACCGCAGAGTATTCTTCGATCAAGTTTCGCAGGCATTTCTGTGATTCTTTCGAAAGACCATCCGCTTCATCGAGAACAACAACTTTAATTCCCCCGTTAAAGCTTTTGGTCCTTATGAAACCCGTTACTTTAGTTCGAATGTTATCAATACCAGTCTCATCTGAAGCGTTTATATACAAATAATCACACTTCAAGATGTCTTGGACCAAGATTCTTGAAATTGTCGTTTTCCCTGTGCCTGCTGCCCCTGTAAAGAGGAAATGTGGTATTTCATCAGTGAATGACTCGAAGAATTCTCTGGTATTATCAGAGATGCACATGTCATTCAATGTTTGCGGTCTGTATTTTTCAATCCATAAATTCATAGTTCTTGCAATCCTAGTTTTTTGTCGGATCTATTCTCGATAGTGCGCACCAGATTGGCACAATCTAACAAACTATCGAATGATCCTACGTCGAACCAGAGGATATCATGAAGACAGCATACGTCAACCCCTTCTTTCTCATTCAATGCCTTGATCAGATCAACGATTTCAAGCTCGCCTCTCTTAGAGGGTTTGAGATGCTTTGCAATCGAGACTGCTTCTTTTGTGAAGACATAAAGACCAACAACAGCATCATTTCCAATGTATGTTTGGGGCTTTTCGATGATATCAATCAGTTCATTCTCTTCATTCAGTGTTGCAACGCCGTAATCATTTGGATTTTTAACTTTATAAGTAAAAATGGTGTTGGCAGGCGCATCTAGATTTTGATCTCCGATGAAAATATTATCCCCCAATATCAATGCAAGACGATCAGCATCATTTGCCCAATCCCCAGCTATCGTAAAGGCTTCAGGTAATCCATTTGGCTTATCTTGTATCTTGTATTGAAAGTTCATGCCATATTTGGCACCATTTCCAAGATAATTGTAATACATCACCAGTTGTTCCTTGTCAGCACATATAATCAAAACATCGGTGTATCCCATCTTTTGCAACGTTCCCAAACTGTATGAAATTACAGGTTTGTTGTATACTGGCAGCAATTGTTTTGATATACCGAACTGTGTTAGTGGATAGAGTCTAGTTGCTCGTCCTCCCGCTAAACATATCGCCTTTTTAATCATTTAATACCTCCTCTAAGATTTCTTGTTCGTCTCGCATTTTCATAATGGTGGATGCTTTTGTGTTATCCAAAACACAATTGCTTCGACCAGCGATTATTGGAATTTCCGTGATATTTACGAATTCCCATTCCGGGTTGTTCCTGCGGAACTTTTCCATTATGTTTACAACTTCCTTGGTTGTTAATGGATTTGGATTCACTACATTGTATATCCTATGTGGGCAACCCATATTATATGATTCATGTATAAACAAGTCATGTATAAGTGTGTTTGTGAATTCGCAAAGATCAGGAATGTAAGTCTTGCTGTTTTTATAATCGATCAAAGTATTATACTTTTTGATTTTTGATAGATAGCTGCGAGCATCATGCAATCCGCTGATTGGCATCCTAATTCGGAGGATGCTGATCGGCAAGTGTTTTGAAAGAACCTCAAATGCGTGTTTGGTTTTGCTGTAGAATGAACTTTCATCATTATACAATCCGAAGTTTGGAGCGTCGTCTTCGGTGAATTCTTTTTCGTAACCTGTGTATATACATCCGCTACCGATATGTATGTATCGTTTGCCCAAGTCTGTAGTCAATTTGGCACACATCAATGGAGATGTCACATTCAGCCGCCAACACTCTTCTTTTTTGCTTTCAGCTTCGTCGATGTTTGGTCTACCGGTGAATCCACTGCAATTGACGACAACATCTGGTTCAAAATTGAAATTTAATTCATACCAGAATGTTTTCGGATCGTGGTAATTGAGGGTTTTAGAGTCTAGGACTTTGACAGTGTGACCCTCTGACATCAGATGGTTGCCAATATGATTTCCGATGTATCCGTTTCCTAGAATTAAAATCTTACGCTTGATCGTATTCTTCTTCAATAAATTCTTTGATGTCATGTATGTTTACATTATCATTCGTTTGGAGAAAGTCAACCATCGCAGATGCCAATTCATTGCCCATACTTGAAAGCTCCTCATCTTCAGTGCTGTCCAAGAATATTTGCAGTTCTTCAATAGCATCTAGGATCTTGTCCTCTTTTTGATTGATAGTTTTCAACAGTTTGATTTTATTCATAATTTGCAGTATTTACTTTGAGGGGTCACTAAATATAGTCATGGGTTTAAAAATTTCAAGTCTGCCGGTAAATTCTCTGCCTTATTCAGGTTCAGAAAAACTACCTTTAGTTCAATCAGGTGTTACAAAAGCAGGCACTCTCAGTTCTTTTGTAAATTATTTGTCGGGAGCTTTACCTTCTGGAGGCAGCAATGTGTCGTCTTTAACTGGTAATTGGCAAAGTACATATACCACATTTAGTTCAAACAGCGCTAATTATGCTGTTAAAAATGCTGATAATAATTTTAACACAAATCAAACATTTACTGACGATATCACTATAGGTACAGGCACATATTTGAAAGAAATACCTGCCCCGTCTACAATCGATGCATATTCACTTATATTAGGTTATAATGCAGGTGCTAATGACGGTTCATCTACTACATATGATGATAATGTATTTATAGGGTATCAGAGTGGTAATGATAGCGGAAGTATTTTTGGAGCAACTTCTAAAAATATAGGCATTGGTTACGGATCTTTGGATTCTGCTGGCTCTGGTACTTACGGATCCGCATCTAATAATATTGCCTTGGGAGAAAGTTCTGGTATTAATATTGGTTCCAATAACGTGTCTACCCCTAACACAACTAACAATATAATTTCTATTGGATCGAATGCTGGTAGTAATATAGGTTCTGGTAATGATAGTTCAAACGGAAATGCTGTAAATGTAATAGCGATAGGTAATACTGCTGGAACAGGTGTAGGATCAGCTACAAGCTATTCGGGTGATGCAGTAGATGTAATAGCAATTGGTTCAGAAGCTGGTATCGATGCAGGTAGCGGCGGTGTTGATAATAGTGGTAACATAAATTATTCAGTTTTCTTAGGTGTACAAGCTGGTCATAGCGTAGGTAAAGGGGATATTCTCGCTGGTAATGCTAGTGATATTATTGCTATAGGTAGACAATCTGGTTATGAAAGTAATATAGGCGCAACCACAAGTGATAATATCTATATCGGTAGAGAGTCTGGTTATCGGAACGGATATAGTACTAATTCTCAGAATAACATTTTCATCGGATTATCTTCCGGCTATAATAAACAAGGCAGTAGAAATACATTCATCGGAGACCTAACTAATACAACACCAACAGACTCTGTAAATCTCAGTGGTTGTATAGCTATCGGTTATGGCGCTCAGCCAACAGCGAGAAATACCATCGCTCTTGGTTCTGCTTCAACTCCTTTGAGCGTTGTTCCCGGTGCATCAACGTATCAACAATTATCTGGATTGAAAGTGATGATAAACGGTACTTATTACACGATACCGCTATTCTCTTGATTTTTCATTTCTTTAAAATTTAATAAATACATATATGAGTATACTTAACAGCACCCCAACAGTCCAGACTGTATTAACAGATGAGCAAATTTTAAATAGCTTAGCAGCTGAAATTAAAAGATTTTCAAAAAGATCTTATGATTCTGTATTAGAAATACAAAACAAAGGTATAAATCTTGTATGGAAACGTGGTAGATTCACACCGCAGCAAATTATAGATGCTCTTGGTCCAGATGCCGTTAAAATATTTCAAATGCATGCTATTTTAACAGATGCAATCAAACAAATAGCTGCCATTGATGGTATAGAAGCTCCAGTAGCATTACCAACAAATGCTTTTGAGATTGTAGATGGTGCTATTGTTGTATCTGAAGATCCATATATTACTCAATAACTTATAAATTTTATGACAGGTATCAAAATTATAGACTTACCAAGCAGCACACTGCCTTATACGGGAACAGAACGTATTCCTATAACACAAGATGGCGAAACACGAAATGGTACATTAAATTCATTCGTTAATTATATATCAGCTTTTACACCACCTCAACCTCCACTAACACAAGATGGAATAGAGTCCGCAATCACTGATAACTCATCATTTCTAACTAATTTAGGCGCTGTTAGTTCTAACGGATCTGGTATTGTAGATAGTTCCAATTTTCGTGAAACTCTGCTATTAAATGATACAGCAATACCGGATTCACTTAATTGGCAACCGAATTGTTTTAATAAACTTGTATTATCAGGCGCACCTATACATGTATTGATTGCAGGTGACTCATTATCTACCCAACTAAGAATGCCTCCAAACGCAGCTTCCGCAGGTATAATAGGCGCTTCAAGATTAGCAGGATCTGTTAATGTCAGTGATTATAACGGACAAGATGGTAGACCTAGATTTGAGGATGTATGGTTAGCTCCTTATCATGTGATTTCAGCCGGTGGTAGTGCTGTTTATCATATAGGCGGTCAAGGAGCAGTTAGCCCTGTTGCTACAAGAGCTAACACAATATCCGTAATGTATATTGCTGAAAGTGGAGCTGCTACGTTTAATTTGATGTACTCTACAAACTTGGGTACCAATTGGACGATTGTATCGAGTATTAGTGCTAACAATGGTGGATCAAGAGAAGGTAAAGTATATATCAATTCTTCTTTACCTGCATCAAATTCACCGACGTTCGTTGCAGGCATTAGCGGTGTTACAGGTGGTAATGTTCGTATTATAGGTGTTGGACTTTACCACAATACAGGATTGGGTGTTGTAGAGCTTCGAGCATTGGCAAATCTTGGAGGTATTGATATAACAAACTTTGGCGCTGTGCCTGATTCTATATTTACCCCGCTATGGTCTCACATGTCTCCTGATCTTGTAGTAAGTCATTTTGCTGATTCGCCAGAGGATTGGAAAGACGTTAAGTTAACACTTAATAATGTGGTTACAAATGGTACTAATACTATAACATTTGATGCATATCCACCTACAGAGTATGCAAATGGAAATGCATATAGACCTTATCCTTTGGTAGGTGACTATATAACAGGTACTAATATACCGCCTAATACTAGAATCACAGCACATACTAAAAACTCGCAAACAGCGACAATAAGCAACTCAGCTACAGGAAGTGGCACAAACTCTGCTAATATTCGAGGAGCGTTTGTATCATTTTACGAACGCTGTAGTAGTATTAAGAGTAAAACGGATTGGATTCAGTTTTCAATGAATCCAACAATGTCACCAGCTCTCTCTCAACACCCTCGATGGGAAAGTGGTGTGTCTTACCCTGTAGGTACTCGCGTTACTACATATAATGCAGATGCTACTATTGCAGTAGGTAGACTTGAACGAGTTTATGTTTCTAAAGCTAACCATACATCAGATTCAACCACGCTACCTAATGTAGGGGCATCTTGGCAAACAGTATGGGATGAAGACCTGCTTGATGCAGCATCAATATCTGCGGGGACAGGAAGAGCGAGACAGCAAGCAAAAGCTCAAAGAGAGTGGGCAATTAGATCTGGCCATTCATTCATCAACGGTTTTGATATTTTTAGAGATTACAGATCAGCGTCTAGTGCAGGGTTAATGTCACCACCTGACATGATTCATCCTAATGACGTAGGACATCCATTTAAAAATGTTATGTTTTGGTCTAAAATCCCACTTGCTCAAATGAATTTGGGCTTAATTGGGAATGTCTACTCTAAAGATGGTAATGTACCTTTAATTTACACAACACCGGCAAGTAATATTTATGCTCCCGGAGATGCAGGTTTAGTTGAAATTAGCCGTCCGCTAAGAATGTCAGGACCGGGGGCTCAAATTAATTTAGGAGACCGTAATACCCCTGTTAGTTTCAACGCTGATGTGGCATTTTCAAACACCGGTGGAGTTTTAACTATAAGTAACTTTAATACTAGTATTGTCGCTATTGGCGGAACATCTTCTTTTCTTGGATGGCACCCCGGTTCTAATGGTGCTGTATTAGGCGGTCGTGGATCAAATTGGTGGAATCTTGGAGGAGCTGGAGTCAGACTTGAATATACACCTACGACAACAAATTATACTATCGCTGCTACCGACTATACTGTTAATGTAACAAGTAATTCTGTAACCGTTCAATTACCACTAGCGGAAGCGCTAAATTCAAATACTAGTAATTTCACTAATACTAGAGCAGGTGTAGAAGGTAAACTATATTGTATTAAAAATTCTGGAACAGGCACGACAGTTACATTATCAGCAAATGGTGCACAATTAATTAATTCAACAAATACATTGTCAATATCATCAGGTCAAATGTTTAAAGTTCAATCAACAGGAACTGGTTGGATAACTGTAATGTAATTGTGTGATTAATAATAAGTGCCGTATATAGACGTGTCGTTGACGCTGTTGTCGAATATATTATCCTTAGAATATTCATCAACATCAAACGGATATGTTTTAGGATTGCTGCTCAATTGCACACTGGACAACTGATCAAGTAGAGTTATGCTGCTGCTCAATACACCACTGAATGAGTTATCATACACCTGAACGTTGTTATCTTCATCAGGAAATCCAGCTTCAAAGCTGTAATCATATCTCTTCGCTGTAACTTTCCATATATAGTGGCCCATCAGTGGATTCAATGCCCCTCCATCTTCATCAATAACTTCAGTCACAACAAAAGTTTTCGGACCTCTACCACCCGGTCTATCACAACCAAAAGGTGTTAGAACAAAGCCATCATCAGCTTTCGGCTCCACCCTCTGACCATTATTCGAGTGTATGTTTATTTGATTGAAAGCTGTTGTGAATGAGTCTATGTGGAAATACAGGGTGACACTATCATCAGGCTCCCATCCGTATGTTTGTAGAGGAACTCCGTTGTGTTGATATTCCACGTAAGCTCTTATAGCAACAGGTCCATAGTATGGCGTGACTGTATGTTCCCCGTAAAAGTTATTAGCAGCTGATAAATTATACGTGTTGACGTAATAATTGATATCGACTCCGAAATTATTTATAAGTTCAGAAAATCCGCTGTTGTATAAAGCGCGTTCAGCTTGAAATTTAGATGGATCTGCAAAACCACCACACGCTGGTTTAAACACTCCCGCAAATATATTAGACGGAGTTAGACATGACAATGGAGTTACAGGACATCCCATGGTATTATTTAACCTTTACAACTCTTGCAACCGGTTTATTTTCTGGAGTCAGATACATTTGCAAACCGAACGGGCTATTTTTAATTTTCGACACTTTGTTGTTTTTAAACTCCAGATTGTATGTGACCAATACATCGGTAAGTTCTGGTCCTTGAAACATATAACCCAATACATTTATTTTAGGGTTGAGTTGTTCGTATGGTCCTTTGGTTGTTATATTTTTACGTGTTATTGGTTTCACAGCGTCTCGACTTCCTTTTTTATTACTAGCAAATGCTGTAATTTTTGGAGTACCATCTGCCATATTATGTGCATATTCCAGAAAGAATGTTTCAAAAGATTTCACTATATCTATTTAACAAAAAAGGGGAGTCATTTAAGACTCCCCTTTTCGGTTTGATTTTTATTGTTGAAAAATTACTTGATATACTCAGCACCCGCTTTGTAGTTTCCAACTTTGTTGTTGGAACCAGCACCGATGTTTGGTTGTTTAGCGTTGTAGAGAGCGTGGCCGTAATCTCCGTCATCACCGACTTTATCAGTTACAGCGGATGTTGCTTTTCCACCCTTGGCTTTGACTTTACCAACTGTGTTTGGCTTGCCAGTGAGTTTGCCGATAGCTGGGGTTTCTTCGTCTTCTTCAAAGTCTCCACCCATTTCATCTTCACCTTCGTCGCCCATGTCAAAGTCAAGGTCTTCTCCTTCGGTATCGCCTTCTCCTTCGCCTTCACCACCGTCTAGGACAGCCATGAGAACATCGTGAAGTTTTTGAGCGGTTGCTCTATCGAGGGTGAAAGTAACTTCATCTTCTCCACCGAAATCGGAATCCATTTCGTCATCGGTAGGTTCATCTTCAAGGCCAAATGCATTTACATCGTCCTCGGCATCTTCCATACCCATGTAATTCTCATTAACGACGGATCTAAACAATTTATCGAAACTAAGTGTTTTTCTAGTCATAACTGTATTTAGTATTTGTTTTCCCATTTTTCTACTTTCCTGCAATTCTTTTTCTTCTTCAGATTCACCTGCTTCCATGGCATCCAGTTGATCTTGGATGTTTTTGCGTTGTTCATCTGAAAGATTTGGCTTTTTAAGAGCATCACGAAGTTTATCTTCTTTCTTTTGTGCTTTGGTAAGTTTTTCTTCGTTGTCTTCTTCCTTGCAACCACACTTGCAATCAGATGGGTGATCGTCATTCAAAGCTTTTGTAGCGCCTCCTTTTTCATCCAATCCACCATCTTGTTTTGGAAAATTTCCATCAAAAGCGTTTGGTGGTAGGTTTTTGGATTCCTTTACAATTTCTCTCTTCAACGCATTTAGCATGTCACCATAAGCGTCCCCTATATTTTGAAGATCTCGTTTGATCATACCCTTATTTAACTACATTGTAATAAATATATTCAATATGGCGAAAAACCAAGAGAAGTTCTATATGGGAAATCAAAATCTCCCATCTAAAGGAACATTAATAGCATATACTCCAGAACAGGCCAAAGAAATGCAAAAGTGCGCCAAGAATATATTGCATTTCGCTGAAAAGTATTTTTATATCTTGAATGTTGACAAGGGCAAAATGCCGATTGAATTATACAAGGCTCAAAAACGAGTTTTGAAAAAAATGATGGAGAATAGATTCTTTTGTCTATTGGCAAGTCGTCAGGTGGGTAAAAGTACTCTTATGACAATTTATATATTGTGGATGGCCAATTTCTTTGAGAATCAAAGAATTCTACTTGTCGCCAACAAGGAATCAACAGCTATTGAAATTTTCAGTAGAGTTAGAATGGCTTATGAAATGCTTCCAAATTGGCTAAAATCCCCTGTGGTTGAATATGCGAAGACAAGCATGGAGCTTGAAAACAACAGCCGCATAGCTATTACAACAACAACCGGAACCGCCGCCCGTGGTCAGTCCGTTAGTGTTTTAATTATTGACGAATGTGCTTTCATAGAATGTGTTGATGGGGACACATCAATAAAAGTCAGAAATAAAGAAACTGGGGAAATTGAAAATATAACTATATGCGATTTTTACAATAAACTTGAAAATGATATCCAAAATGGCTAAATAACCATTAGATGGACAAAAGAACAGAAATATTGAACTTTTATTCTGAGTTTAAACTTAATAAAAATTCATATAATATAAATTTTTATAAAAAAAGAAACGCCGAACATATATATTATTCATTACTGCACTATTTTGATCACAATCCTCAATTAAGAGACGTGAGTTTAGCTCAAAAGTTATATCATGTGAAGATTGATAGTGAAGTAGTGCCACCATTTGAATTTATAAACTGTAAAGAAGGTTATAAAAAAGGAGGTGTTAGATGTGAAGAATCTAAATTGTATAGAAACCACGAATGGTTTTTAAAAAAACTAAATGAGTATGAATATAAAAACGAAAGCGTTGTTGATATAGATTTTGAAAAATTTAAAAAACTTTATAAAAGAGTAGCATACAAAACAATAATAGATACCGTTGAATTTATGGAATATATATGTAAAAAATCTGTTGAATTTTCAATTCCCAGAAATTTATGTATATATAAGTTTATATTCAAGTTTGACATAAACTGTCCTAATTGTGACAATTATAAAAAATTTAAAAAAAGCGAGCTTATGAAAACTTGTGGATCAGATAAATGTATGCATGAGTTACTGTCGAATAAAGCAAAGCATAGAGATAATAGTCATTTATATAACCCATCATCTAGACAAAAAGCGGTAGAATCTAGAAAAAATAACAACAAGCCGTGGCATACAGAAGAAACGAAAATAGCGATATCCGAAAGCAATAAGAAAACATGGACAGATGAAAAAGTAAGGCAACAAGTTGATAAAAATAC